CCTCGCTTTCGATGCCAGGCGTCGATGTCGCTGACTGTATAGGGGTGCCCCTCGGCGGTAGCCGAGCAATGCACTATGATTTTGTTGATGGTTCTCATACGGATTGGGAAATTTTTACATTTTTCCCTATTTGGGATGTCGGTTGTGTTGGAGGGAGAGTGCTGGGGGAAGTTATTTGGATTTGGCTTTGTAGTGGTAATCGATGCCGAAAAGGGCACCGACAAATGTTAGGATTTCTCCGAAGGCGACGAGGACGGAGCTGTCGATGACGCCGGTAGGCGGCACACTAAACCCGGCTATGAGTAGGCCGCTGCCTACTACTATCAGGAGAGCTGCGGTGAGCAGCTGGATTGTTAGTTTCTTTTCTCTGATTTGCATAATGTAGATGATTGTTAGGGGTTTGCATTTGTGTCTTTTGAAATTTGACGTTTGTGCGGTAACTTTGTGGCGTGTTTATCGTATGGCCTTTCTGAGTGCTAACAAGGAAAATCAACTTCGCTTGCTATGTTTGAGAAGTACTTGGACCCGTCGGAGCTATATGTTGAGTATACGCTTTGGGCTTTCTGAGCGGAAGGGATGAAAATTATGCAGTGCGCAGCATAAGAAGTGGTCCCTGAATCAATATGATCTAAACGCGTTTTGTATAAGAGATGGCTTGAGCTATCTCTTTATTTTTTGTTCGTTCCTGCCGGTTATACACATTATTATATATAGCTGTTAGCGAGAGGCGTGCCATTCATCGTATTTGGGGTTGTAGACGATGGAGAAGGTCGCGAGATTGGTGACGAGGTCTGCGCCGTTGATTGTATTTCGGCTTACGGGTTTTTCCTTGGCGAAGCCGATAGCATAGTGAAGCCGGAGCATTCGGTTTTTATCAGCTTTCTTGTCGTAGACTGAGATTTGTGAGGTTCCCCAGGGTACGTATTTGTGACCGTCTTTGTCGGTTTTGAGATGGAGGATTGTCTGAATTTCGGGGCTATAATCTTCTGCTTCGAGGTCGATGTAACCCTTGTCGTTGGTTGAGAAGTTGACGATGCCTTCATCGTCTATTTTGATTGTATGTTTGGAGCCGAAAAGGTGCCAGCCTTTTTTGTATGGGCCTGAGGTTTGATGTTGATGATCATGAATTTTTCGGCTACTTGAACGGAATAGGTAGGGGACGTATCCTTCGGCGATGAGTTTTGCAGCGCCTTGAATGTAGATGTAGTCTCCCATGACTTCGCAGGTGATGTGTCTGGAGATTATTTGGGTTTTCTCGATGGTGGTTTGCAAATCTTCGATTTGTTCACCGATGAGTTCGAGTGTGGGGAGAATTTTGCTGTCTACTTTGTTACGTACTGTGTTCAGGTCGGTTACTTGCTGTGCTCGCATCATGCCGGCATGGTCGGTCGTGGCTTGCGGGATTAGTGTGTAATCGGTCTGTGTGGTTATGGCTCCGTTGCTCAGCGTTAGTTTCGTGAGGTTGACCAGGAAGTTGTTGCGGTCGTATGAGCCTCGCGCTATGGCGGTGATGGCAGCCGGAACTTGCTTGAGGGCTTTATTCCAGTTGGTGAGCACGTCAACTTCTGACTGGGTGCTGGCGGTAGCCAGCAGATCTGCGATGCGCTGGAGTATCGCGCCAAGTGTCTCTGGTGAGATGGCGTTTTTCTCTGCGAGTTGTCGCAGTGCAGTAATTTTATTGGTTAATGTGGTTGTGTCAATCATTTTTTTGTAGCGTTAAAAACGCTGCAAAGATAGGAGGTTACTCGGTGAGAGTAAAAGACATAAGGAGATGCAATGGGAGATGCAATATTGGTTGTGTATGGCTTTACAGAGGCGTGTAGCGCCTTTTTTTGTTGTTTGGAGCGTGTAATAATTGTGGCTTTATTGCGTTATAGAGATATTGACTGTTATCCTTATTGGGGCAGTAATTGTGGAACTTCTGTTCCGTAAACTTTTGGACCATAGAATCCTATATTGGCTGTTGTAAAAAGCGGGAACTTGGGTTCCCGCTTTTTTTATGCACAATTTTTGCGCTGGCGTTGGGATGGCGTTGTTGGTTGGCGTTGTGCCGGGGTTGTGCCGGCGATGGGTTATTGGGTTTGGGTGATGGCGGTGCGCATGGTTTGTGGACTGAGGGCGGCGGAGAGGATTTTGCAGTATTCTTCGCCGAGGTTGTCGGCGTAAAATTCTTTGATGTTCATGACTGATGCGTAGTATTTGCGGGAAAACCATCGGCGGCGTTTGCGTGGGTTGTCCCGTCCGATGTCGCCGGGGTTGCCTCGTTGTGTGTTGGAGCCGGTGCCGTAGTCTTGGAACAGTCCGTATGTGCGGAATTGTTGCGACAGCGACACTTCCGTAAATTTGTCGTCGGCTGTCATGCCGATGGCGATGACTGAGCGGTAAAGCGCTCCGGTGTCTATTACGCCGAGCAATGTGATTTGCTCGCGCCAAATTTTTATCATTGTTGAGTTCCATGCCGTTACGTATTGTCGGCGCTGCTCCAACTGCTCATTTTGATTTCCACTCATCCGGATTGTATCTTAAATCTGTGTAGACGTCGACTGCGATTTGGAAGTAGGCGCAGGCGCAGCCGGAGAAGAAATATTGGTCAATCTCATTAAACGTTATTCGAGAGTCGAGGAAAATGCAATTTTCCGAGAGCTTGACAGCCTCGAGAGTGAGCACGCTCATGTACTGGCGGAAGAGTTCGCGCATGGTTTCCATGCACTCTGCGCGGGCGTCCATGTCGTCTACGGCATGGCGCATGGCGAAGAATACGGTTTTTACTCGTCGGGTTTTGGGCGTGTTGTTGAGTTCTGTGTAGCCGTTGGCGATGTCGCTAACGGCGATGATGGCGGAGGCTGACTGCATTTGATGCAGTGCCTCCTCGAAGCCTTCGAGTCCGGAGACTCGGCAGAAAACGAAGTTTTCGTTTTGGGCGAGTAGGTTTTTCTCGGTCAGTGTTTGGAAGAAGGCGGCGGCGTTCCAAACTCCGTTTTGGATGGCGGTGCTCATTGGCTGTTATTTGATTTTGAGTTTGTCGTTGAGTTGTTTGTATTCTTTGGCTTGGGCGTTGAGTTCGGTCAGTGCTCGCCAGGTATCCATGGCGAGGATTTCGCGTTCTTTGGTGATGTCGCCTTTGGTGAGTGCTCGGATTTGTGCGTCCATCGATTCCTGGAGCTGCGCACCGATGTTCGGTGAGCTGCCCAGCAGGTTTTCTGTGCCACTTTGCAGCGGTTGCAGAAAGTCGGGGAAGCGTCGCGCAAAGTGGTCTTTGAGCGATGCGAACCAGTAGAAGATGTTGATGCGGTCAGCCGGGGTGAGTCTGAGCGGAGTGAAGCGAGCCAGTAAAGAGGAACGTTTTGGATAGAGCAGGGCCGCGAGTTCATCGAGAAATCGGTCCTGCTGAGTGTGGAGAAAACCTTGGTAGAGGTTTTCGCAAATGAGGAATGTTTCGAAAGGGACGTTCTCGAAGTCGGCAGGGAGCGCTCGGCGGTAGCCGAGGCGAGGCAAGCGCAGCGGGGACAGCGGTAGCTGGCCGATCCATTCGAGCGGCGCAAGCAGCTCGGCGATGTCGGTAGGCGAGGCAACCACGTCGATTTTGCCGATTCTGAGCAGGTACGAGCCATCGCCGTAGCTGCTGATGAGTTGGGTTTTGGTCCAATGAAAAAAGCAGTGGGCCTGAACCATGGCGAGGTTAAAGTTGGCGGCGATAAGTTTATAGATGTATCGCAACTGTTTGTCGTCCAGTTCCGTCCATGATGTCGGAACGCTAAGATTTATTGCTTGCATATCGGGGAAATTATGTACCTTTGCTATTGCATTTGATAATGATGTTGCTCTTGCGCTCCATTCCCTCGTCTTGTCATACTTACAATGGATAATGATGTATACACTTGGGAGTGGCGCGCAGGAGCTTTTTTATGCTTTTTTATTTGGGTTGGGCAGGTTTCTTGCTGGGCTATTGCATGGGCTTGCAAGGTTCTGGCAGGGCTCTTGCGTGCTTTCCCCTCGCAATCGCTCGGGGCACAGAACCAAGGATTGTTCTGCTAATGGCACGGGAGAGAGTGGATGGTGCGAGAGGCGTGGTGGCCGGAAGGCCCTTTTTTCTTTTGAAGCTTAGAAGAAGTAGCCGGAGGAGGTTTTTTTGTTGGTGAAGATGGGGGGCGAAAAGAGTTTCGATGTGGCGGAGGTGTGCCATTCGGGGTAGGCGGAGGCGTTGCTGCGGATGTGGTTGACAAGGTCAATCATTTGGCGCATGTTGATGGGGGTGCCTTTCAGTACGGAGATGACTTGCGACCGGATGATGTTGACGATGCGAAGGTCGGTCGTGCTGAGTTCGTTGGCGGCGGCTCGCTGGCGTAGGGCTGTCATCAACTCGTGGGAGAAGAAGTCCTCGGCCAGTGAGCTTTCAATATCTATGATTTGGGGGCGTAGCTCTAAAAACTTATTCCACCTATTCGTGGGGGTGTCGGTCAGGGTTTTCACAACATCAATGTTGGGAAAAAGCGTGGCGGCAAACCACGAATATTGCTCCGAGGTTTTCCATTTGGAAACCGATGGTAGCAGTGGAATAAGTAGCTCGATGTCGCCGTCGCGCTGTTCTACCATTGCGTCTATCAATCTATCGACCCTCTGCTTCGAAGCGGGTGCAACATTGCTGTTGCTCACTACTCCGAAACCGTTTGGAGTAAGCACCAGGTCGAGCGATGGGATGGCACTCCGGTAGGCTTCCGCGATGACAATTCGAGCGGTTAATGTCTTGGTGGTGTTGGTGTCGGCATATCCGGCAATCGTATTATAGGGGGATTCGGCGGTGAATGTGTTCTTGACCCACTGTTCCGCCGACTCCAGAAATGGCGTGAGTTTGTCAAAGAGCGAGGTCTCGCCTTTGACGGTTGCGAAGATGTTGGGGAGGATGGTGCGTAGCTGCTCCTCCGAGGTTATGAGTTTGGAGTTCATCGGTTAAGGCTCTGTGGTTGTAACTTGCTGTGCGTCTTGGTGCTTGTCGAGGGTTGTTAGCTGGATGAAGGGGCAATCGGGGTAAACGGATTGCCAGCCGTTGCAGCGGATGATGATGCGGTGCACGGTGAAAAGCAGGTCGTGATAGGGCTTCTGGAGCGCTTGCGCGATGGTGTAGAGCTCTCTTTTGTCTGACCCACTGTTATTTGACTGACTTTTGCCGGGTACGGAGCCGACCAAATTTGAGTGAACGCGCAGCGTGAAACAGATTATGTTGATGGCCTCCTGGATGTCGCTTTCCCAGTCGCCGCCCTCTTTGTCCGTGTCGATTTTGTTGATGACAACATCATGGGATTCGCGTCCGTCGGGCGTCTGGTAAAACATGGAGAACCAGACTTTGCCGGAGTTCTCGACGCCCGTAAGGAAGTCGAGGATTTTCTGCTTCTCAGCGACGATGCGAGCTTGCTGCTTGCTTCGGTCGGTGATGCCTTCGGATTTGAAGATGGATTCCCAGTAGCGGTTGCTGACCTCGATTTGGTACTTGATGGGGGCGGAGTTCTTGAGTTTGGCTTCTTTGGCGATGCCGATAAGCTGCTTGATGTTATACCACTTTCCTTTGAACAGTGCAGCGTAATAGGGCATCGGGTAATAGGTGCTGTCGGGAGTTGGAATGCGGGTGACGATGGCGAACTTGCGTGTGGCGGTCTTAGTGGCGAGCTTGTCTTGCAGATCTCGCCACGGTGAGGCGGGGTTGAGCAGCTCAATTTGCTCAATCTCGTTCTCGTAGTTGACCGACTTGCGCCAGTTGCCGTAGAGCACTTTGGGGATGACGCCTCGGCTATCGGCAGGGGCGAAGCGGCAGTAGCAAGCCTCCTTTCGGAGGATGCGGACAACCTTAGTGGCATCGGCATTGAGGATGATAACGCTGATGGCGAAGCCGAAGTGTTTGAAGTCTTGGCAAACGCCAAGGAAGTAGCCGGCCATATCGTTGTCGAGGAAGAAATCCTCGACTTCGCAGCGGGTAGCTGCGGGGGCGGCGTCGCAGTTGTAAACCAGACCGTTGCCGTAGCACACTTCGGCATTAAAGAGTTGGCACGTGGAGAGGGTTTCGTCCTTTTCTATCAGGTCGAGGATGTTGAAGGGCATTTGGTTGTCGCCTCCCCAAGGAATATAGCTGAGTCGGTCAGAGATTCTGACCGGCGAGATGTCTATGTCGTCTTTGAATACCGTCGATGAGTTGACGGTGAATGCTGCTTTGGCTTGCAAGCCAAGCAGGTTCTCAACAGAGTTGAAATTAAGCGAGTCCATATCTTTGTGGGTTGTGCCACAAAGTTATGGACTCGTATCAGTTCGGGAAAAGACAGAGAAATATAAGATTTCTACTGCTGATTCATTTGTTAGCAGCTTAATGGTAGTATGGCT